CTGTAGAAAATACAATATCTACATGGTTAAATCAAAAAGAGAGTAAAAGTAAACGTCCAATTATAGTCTATGAAAAAATGTTAAATTTTGATGGATGTGGGCTTGAACCATTTTTTAAAGAGACACAGGATTTAGAAATTTGATAATATTTAAGAAGGTGAAATGGAAGAACTTTTTATCAACAGGCAACAATTTCACAGAAATTGATCTTAACAAAGACTCTACTACTCTTATTATTGGTGATAATGGTGCTGGTAAGTCTACAATTTTAGATGCATTGTGCTTTGGTTTGTTTGGTAAGGCGTTTCGTAGTATCAACAAAAATCAGTTGGTTAATACTGTCAATGGCAGTGCAGCTGTAGTTGAGGTAGAGTTTTCTATTGGATCAAAACAAGTTAGAGTTGTTCGTGGCATTAAACCAAATGTGTTTGAAATTTACATCAATGATAAGATGTATAATCAAGATGCAAATGCTAGAGATTACCAGAAATATCTAGAACAACAAATACTCAAACTAAATTATCGTAGTTTTACTCAGGTTGTTATTCTAGGATCATCTACGTTTATACCCTTCATGCAATTAAAGGCTCGTCATCGCCGTGAGGTTGTTGAGGAAATTCTTGATATTCAAATTTTCTCTCTAATGAACATGTTGTTAAAACAAAAATTAAAATCTATTGATGATGATTTTACTAAAGTAGATTTTGATTATCGTTTAGCAGAAAGTGAAGTTCGACTAAAAGAAAAATATGTAGAAGACCTTGAAGAAAATAAACGAAAGCTTCTAGTTGAAAAAAGAAATCTTATTGTTGGTAATGAGGAAGAAGTTTTCAAGAAGCATAGACGTATTAATGATCTTCAAGATGATGTTATCATTATGCATAAGAAGATTGAAAATTCTACCAAGGTTGAAGATAAGTATACTAAGCTTAAAGACTTACATTCTCAATTAAAAGAGAAACATAGATCACACACTCGACTGATTAAATTTTTTGAAAAGAATGAAGACTGCCCAACATGTCAGCAACATATTGATGAAGTTTTCAAAGAAGAAATGATAACCACTGAAAATTCTAAATCAAATAAATTATCTTCTGGTATCAAAGAACTTATTGATGAGATTAGTGCAACTGAATCAAAAATTAATATTATTAACGATGTAAATAAAAATATACAAACAAATAATGTTGAGGTAGCTAAGGAAAATAGTTCTATTGGTGAGTTGGAAAAGTTTAATGCGAAGTTACATGCTGAAGTTGATCATTTAGAAAATGGTAACATAGAAGAAAGTGATCACAATGAAATTAAGCGTCTACAAGAATCTTTAAGTGCCCTTGTAAAAATTAAATCAAATCTACGAGAAGATAAGACTTATGCAGAAGCATCCAGAAGTATGCTTACTGATACAGGTATCAAGACCAAGATCATCAAGCAGTACCTTCCTATCATGAACAAGCTGATTAATACCTATCTAACGTCTATGGAGTTTTATGTTAACTTTACTCTGGATGAAAATTTTGAGGAAACAATCAAGTCACGATACCGTGATGATTTTTCTTATACATCATTTAGTGAAGGTGAGAAGATGCGTATTGACCTTGCATTGTTGTTCACTTGGAGAGCCGTTGCAAAGATGAAGAACAGCACGAACACGAACCTATTGATACTGGATGAAATCTTTGACAGCTCACTTGACGGCACAGGAACAGATGAGTTTCTAAAAATTCTCAATACATTGGGTGATGAGAATGTGTTTGTGATCAGCCATAAACAAGATCAACTGGTTGACAAATTTAGAAATACAATACGATTTGATAAGGTGAAAAATTTTAGTCATGTTACCAAATAAAAAATATTCTGGGAGTAATTATGAAACATAAGTGGCAAACTCAATATGATAAGAAAAGTCCTCCGTGGGATTATGATAAATTTGATCCAGATTTTAAAAAGTTTTTTAAAGATTACAGTGTTACAATAAAAAATCAAAAGATTATTGATTTGGGTTGTGGTACAGGATCACAAATTCATTACATACAAAAATTAGGATTTACTAATACTACAGGCACAGATATTGTAAATGCTCTAGAGTATGATGTTAAAAATTTTATTATAGATGATGCACTAGATTCTAAACTAGATCAAAGATACGACATAGTTTTTGATAGAGGATTGCTTCATAATATTTATCATCTAAAGAATAGAATTAAATATTTTAAAATGCTTAATGATATAACTCATGAAAAAAGTTATATTGTGTTGAAGGTTATGAGTCCTTATGAGCCTAGAATGCACCCATCTATTGATGCTGGCCCATATCGTTTTAGTGAGAAACAACTACAAGAGCTCTTTAATGTGATTGGATTTAAATGTGTTGAATTAAAGGATACATTCTTCCACAGCAATTCTATTGTTCCTCATTTAAGAGGGTATTTTAGTGTATACAACTGGGATAAAGATCATGACAGAGGTTAATGTTAATAGAGAAGTACTTGATGCATATAGCACCTATTCCTACAGACTAAAGTTTCCTATTGGTGATAATAAAGTTTGGGTGAAGGAGATTTTGCAATGGGAAAGTCGAATATTAGAAAAAACTTCTCAAGATAAGCTTGATGCATATGGTGTTGCTACTCCACCAAATTTACTTAATCAACCAGTGTTTGACGAATTGAAATCTGGTATTTCAAATATTGTCAATCTAATTTTGAAACCTTTATATATTGATGGTGTAGAAATAGTTTATAACGACAGCTGGGCAAACATTTTTCGAAAGGGAGACTATGCTCCCCTACACATACATGAAGATAGCCATTGGTCTTGTGTTTACTACTTAACTGCAACTGGTAATTCTCCTTTATATTTTAAAGACCCTAGAGCTCTACCTGTAATGGATAGTTCGGTTCCCTTACTAAAAAATAAGTATCACACGTTAACTCAGAAGAAAGAGTTTAGTTCTGGAGAATTGATACTATTTCCAAGTTGGTTAGAGCATGGTGTTATGGAAAATAAAACAGATGATGTACGAGTAAGTTTAGCATCTAATTTTAGGGTGATTATGAAATGAAAATAGATTACAATCAAATTATTGAAAATTTAAAACAAGTCCATGATCCAGAAATCAGTATTAATGTATATGACCTTGGCTTAATATATGATATAAAGGTTGAGGAGAAAAACGCATGGGTCACAATCACCCACACGCTCACAAGTGCTTGGTGTGGTTTTGCAGATGAGATTACAGAGAATATAAGACAGGCTGGATATGCGCCCGGAGTAGAACATGTTGAGGTCATAACAACATTTGACCCTCCATTTACTATGGAGTCTGTTTCAGAAGAAGTAAAAATGATTATGGGGTGGTAATAATGGGAAAACGATCAGACTTTGAACGCAAACCTAGAGACTTCTATCCTACACCGATTGAGGCCGTAATTCCATTAGTTGAACATTTACCAGAGACTTTTGATTTTGCAGAGCCATGTGCTGGTGATGGCACGTTGGCAAATCACATTGAAAATTTGATAGAAGGTGCTGTTTGTACATGGGCAAGTGATATTGAACCACAAAATAAACGTGTATTTAAAAATGATTATTCACAATTAACAAGTTGTGAGTTAGAAGAATCTGAATATATAATAACAAATCCGCCTTGGGATAGAAAAATGCTTCATCCAATGATTGAACATTTTATAAAATTTAAACCAACATGGCTACTTTTTGATGCAGATTGGATGCATACCAAACAGAGTCGTGAGTATATGCCCTTATGCAATAAGATCGTAAGTGTCGGCCGAATTAAGTGGTTTGGTAATATGACAGGCAAAGATAATTGTGCTTGGTATTTGTTTGGTAAAGAATCGTCATCTACAGAATTTTTTGGGAGAATATAATGGTTGAAAGAATTGAAAATGCAATCCCGCCTATGATTTTAGAATATCTAAGGACGCAAGTACAGAATGAACAACGTTGGAGTTTCACTTATCCCAAAGGTACAGCTTTTGAGAAAAAACATCCTAAACTTACCATATATGACGGAAGTGAGATTCCGGGCAGCAAATTCCTTGAGGGTATATCACATATGGTACTTTTAATGATATATAACAAAATGATCAAGGATGGAAACAATTTCTTCAAACCTCAAATGTTGTGGTGTGGAGCTGCAATTAAAGACAAATATAGAAATGATAATTTACACACAGATCACAAGGATGATATTCCTAAAAATATGAAGGTAATAAAAATTCTAGGACTCCTCCATGCAGAATGGCCCCAAGAATATGGTGGAAATTTCTACCACGGGGGCAAGGAACATATCCTAACGCCAGGTACATTTTTATGTTTTGACCCTTTAGTTGAACATAGGGCAACAGATATAAATACTACTGTAAAGAGAATAGCTATAGACTTTACTGTGCTGGCGTGATAGTAGTGACAAAAATGTCACACTTTTGCATAAAACCTAAAAAAATGACCTAAATCTTGATTAATAGCCACTATTTGCTTGACAAACTGATCTATATATGCGATACTGTATATAGTGAGAGAAACAAGAGAGGTTATTGATATGACAAATTTTCCCGAAAAACAATTTATGGAAGACCTTTGGAGTGCTGAAGGTAAGATGATCGACACGCCGCTTGGTGTTGGTACGATTTCGAATGTTCGTACTAAGGCCGGAATTGACCTTGAGGTTATGGTCAAAATACGGGGAATCGATGGTTTTACCCTATTTTCTGGTCTAAAATTATTTGCAAATAAAAGTGTTATTGCCTAAAATAATGCTTGACAAAACCCTTTCTATATGGTAATATTATAATATGATGAAAAACAAAAACACGATTGCACGACTCCTCGCTGAAGAAGATATCCATGTTGTCAATAAGGCAATGGATACTGCTTACTTCAATATTAAGAAGCGTGAGTTAGGCCTTCCTATTTGGAAAGATGAAATCTCCAAGGATGAAGAAGAGCTCATGGTTTGTCATGAGATTGGACACGCTCTCTGGACTTCTATGGATATGCTTGATAAATCAAGGGAGCGTAAATTGAATCACTCTTTTGTGAATATCCTTGAAGATGCTCGTATTGAGAAGTTTGTACAAAATAAATATCCTGGCTCTATTAATCTTTTTAAGAAAGGTTATAAAGCTCTTGCTGCCCGTGATTTTTTCGGGATTGCTGATGAGGATGTAAATGCTCAAAACTTAATTGATCGTATCAACCTATATTTTAAGATGATGCCTGGTGTTAAGTTTTCTGAGAAAGAAAATGTCTTTGTTAATCGTGCAAAAAGTCTTGAGACTGAGGATGAAGTTCTTGATCTTGCTGAAGACCTTTATGCTTTCATGAAAGCAGAAATGAATGAAGAAGAAAACAAAGAAGCAAAGACTGATGGAAATGATTCTGGTGAAGAAGGTGAAAATGGAAATAATACTAGTGGCGATGGTAATTCTAACGATGACAATGGAAATGATTCCAATGATGGTAATGAAGCCGGTTCTGATAAAAGTGATGAAGTAAATGATGGACAAGATATTCGTAACACTGATGGCAACAGCAATAACAGCAGTGGTTCTGCTGATCCTACTGGCCCCATTTCTGAAGAACGTATAGGTTCTGAAGTTGGTAGTGATGGTTCTGGTTCTGGAACTGCTGTTCCAGAAGCTAAAACTGATACTGCTTTAACTGATGCATTGAAAACTCTTGCTGATGATACTGCTTTTGAGAAAACTTATGCTCGTATTCCTAAATTGAAATCAGAAGATTATATCGTAGATTACAAAACAATTATTGAAGATTTAGAAAATCACTATGAATCTGATATGTGGTTTAATACTTCTTTGGATGAAATCAAAGAATTTAAGACTGAATCTAAAAAGACTGTATCCTACATGGTCAAAGAATTTGAGATGAAGAAGTCTGCTGACCAGTATGCTCGTGCTTCAACTGCCAAAACTGGTAGTCTCGATATGGGTGCGCTTCACACTTACAAGTTCAATGATGATCTGTTCAAGAAAGTAACAACTCTGCCTGGCGCTACAAATCACGGTATGATTATTATGCTTGATTGGTCTGGATCAATGCAAGACAATCTGAAAGGAACGGTTGAACAGCTACTTCAGTTGGTTATGTTCTGTCGCCGTACTAAGATTCCTTTTGAAGTATTTGCTTTCACCAGTGCTTTTAATGGTCGTTCGATTTCCAACAAGATGGACAGTTTAGATGTTATGGAATATGGTGATATCATGATTGATCGTGATGTTAAGTTGCTAAACTTCTTTTCAAGTAAAATGTCTGCGGCTGAAGAAGAAAAATCAATGCACTATATTTGGATGCTTGCAAAATACATGTCTCAAACATATGAGAATTGGTCTGTATCTGGTTATCCTCAAAACCCGCCTGGAAATTATTACTTGGGTGGAACTCCGCTAAATGATTCTATTATTATGATGATGGATTTTCTCCCTAAGTACAAAAAGTCTACAGGCGTTCAGAAACTTAACACAATTTTTCTGACTGATGGTGCTAGTAATAATCTTTATGGTGTTAAAGATTATAGAGAGGCCGGCCAAACTTATACTGCCAGTGATATTGTTTCTCCATTTGATAAAGAAAATCTTTTGATTGATCCTGTAAATAATAAACAGTACGATTTTCGTCGCAATAACATCACTCAAGTATTGCTCTCTGCTCTCAAGAAACGGGTGCCAGACATGAATTTGGTTGGATTTTTCCTTGCTGGTTCTGGTCGTAAGGGTATTGTTTCTCGTAATACTTGGTCTTATATCCTTGCTAAAGCTGAGTCAACAGGAAATAATATGCCATTAGAAACAGCAATGTCAAAAATGCGTAAAGATAAGGTAGTAGCTCTAGACTCTGTAGGATATGATCAGTATTTTATCCTGCCCGGTGGTGATGCCTTGAATGTCGAAAATACTGGTTTATCAGATGATCTTGTTGGTGCTTCAAAGGGCAAACTAAAGACTGCCTTTGCTAAATCTAATAAGGGCCGCATCCAGAGTCGTGTTCTTCTGAATAAATTTGTTGCAATGGTGGCATAGTGATAAAAATGTCACACTTTACAGAAAAAACAATAAATCGACAATTAGATGTCGATTCTTATTGACAAAGCTTGTTTTGTATGGTACTATAAAGATAATGATGATGAAAACTGTGAAAGAGAAAAATATGACTATTAAATTGACTCCACGTAAAAAGATGTTTGTTGAATCTGCGGCCGAAATGTTCGGCGATGGATCGGTAATCAGTAAAGACCAGATTCGTATTGCTGCTGAAAAAGTAGGCGTTCCTTATCCTTCATGGATGTCACGTACTAAGGTTGGTTACAATCAACATAAATTACCTTCCCTTGATATGACAAATTTAGTTGTTAGTGCCGTTACTGCGCCAGTTACTAATGAACCAGATACGGTTATGAACTTAGTTGCTTCTAATTTGGAGAAACAGAATCTTGTTCCTGCTCCGTTTGTAGGTTTCGTTCCTTGGGGCAACTATGCTAACCTTAAAAAGATTGTTAAGTCCGGCATGTTCTATCCTGTTTTCATTACTGGTTTGTCTGGTAACGGTAAGACTCTAATGGTCGAACAGTTACACGCTGAACTAGGTAAAGAATTGATCCGACTCAATATCACAATTGAGACTGATGAGGATGATTTGCTTGGTGGTTTCCGTTTGGTAAATGGTGAAACCAAGTTTGTGCCCGGCCCTGTGATCGAAGCAATGGAACGTGGTTGCACGTTGTTGCTTGATGAGTGTGATCTAGGTTCTAATAAGTTACTTGCTCTACAGCCTGTCCTTGAGGGTCAGGGCGTGTTCCTTAAAAAGATTAACAAGTGGATCACTCCTAAAAATGGTTTCAATGTGATGGCTACTGCCAACACTAAAGGTAAAGGTTCTGAAGATGGACGCTTTATCGGAACCAACATTCTGAACGAGGCGTTTCTTGAACGCTTTGCAATCACGATTGAACAACCATATCCTACTGCTACGATTGAAAAGAAAATCGTTGTTGGTTCTATGATGAAGTATGGTGAAGTCGATGATGCCTTTGCTGACAACCTTGTAATGTGGGCTGAGGTCATTCGTAAGACCTTTTACGATGGTGGTGTGGATGAGATTATTTCTACTCGCCGTCTGGATCACATTGTGAAAGCATATGCTATCTTCAAAGACAAGATGACCGCTATTGAAATGTGTGTTGCACGTTTTGATGATGATACAAAAGAATCCTTTATTGACCTTTATACCAAGGTTGATGCTGGTGTGATGTCCACTGATGATCAACCCAACACTTTAGAGGGTGAAGAAAAACCAGATGGTTTCACCTACTAAGTCAGATGGTGTTATCTAAATGACTATATATAATACACAGGGCAATTCGTAAGTCCTTGGAAGGGAGTTTATGAAATGGTTCTCCAATTAAAAACCATTTCAACTTAACGCATCGCCGTAATGGGATGCACAATATAATCTTGCTTTATAAAGGAGATAACCAATGGTTACGCAAAAAGCACTAAATCTGTTCGACAATTTCAATCAACTCACACCCTATGCTGTAGGATATGATCGAATTTTTGATCAGCTTCAACAGTATGCAAAAAACAATTTGCAGTCTACAGGGTTTCCACCATACAACATCCAGAAAGGCGGTGACACGCAATATACTATTGAAGTCGCCCTTGCCGGATTCGGTAAGGAAGACATCACGGTGGAAGTGACGGAAAATACTTTGTCGATCAGGTCAGACAAAAAAGATGAAAGCGATGAATATACTTTTCATCGTGGAATTTCTTATCGAAAGTTTGACCGTAAGTTTACACTAGCTGATGATATCGTTGTCAACGGTGCTAAACTTGAAAATGGAATGCTCACTATTGAACTGGAGCATATTATTCCAGAAGAAAAGAAGCCTCGACTCGTTGAGGTAAAATAATTGGAAAGGGGGGTTGACAAAACCCCCTTTTTCCTTTATTATTAATAATTATAAGGAGTATGAAATGGTAAGTAAATTAGTGCAAAAAGATATAAGTTTTGCTGACTTTGGTATTGAAGCCCTAACCGATAATGGTAGGGTAGAAGTCTCGCCGAATACAAAGGGTACGCTTTCTGTAGATACCTATAATAAAATGATTGATCCTAACAATAAGGAGTTTGAAATGGCTGAGGCTGATGCTGCAAAAATAACGCAAGTTGAGCAAGTTGAAGAAGAAAAAGATTATGAAATATTTGTTACTGATGATGGTGTTAAAAAAGTAAGAACGTCTGGTGGAAATACCTATCCAGAAGGCTCTACTGAATATAATGATATCGTTGGTGAAGTTCAAAGTGGAATGCAGCTTGCAATGCGTCCAATCCTAAATTTTAATATTCTTAGGGTTGAATTTCCACAAGAAATTATTGATGAGATTAACGATCATATTGATTCAGAAATTGTACCAAAAAGTGAAAGTTTTGCTGATGGATTGGTCGGTCAACTGAAAGAGGATGAACGTTCTGCTCAACTAAATTTCCCGTTAGATAGTGATGTTGGCAAACAACTAGAAACTGTCTTCAATCAGATAGGTACTACTTATCTTAAAAAGGGATATGATCGTGATGCTGAAGCTGAAGTTTCTCAGTGTTGGACTAACCATGCATATGCTGGTGACTACAATCCGTTTCATGACCACGGTGTTAAGACTGTTGCTGGTCTATCGGGTTTCCTATGGTTGAAAGTTCCTCAGTGTATCCAAGATACTCCAGACGTTCCTAATATTAAGGGTGCCTCAGGTGCTGTTGATGGGTGGACTCATTTGTGTTGGGGCACTAACACTATGCGTGATCTTATGCAGCTTAGACCACAGACAGAGGATTACATTAAACCTACTGAAGGTGCTATGTTAATCTTTCCTCAGTGGCTCAAACATCAAGTGTTGCCTTTCTTTGGTGAAGGTGAACGCCGCTCTATTGCTATGAATTGGAATGTGAATGATTCTGAAGAAGAAAAAAAGAAGTACATGTCAGATCGTGAAGAGAGTTTATATGATGGCGAAAATGCAAGTGACTAATCCAGATTACAAATACAATGAAGGAGATATTCTTGCGAGATTAAAAGAATACATTGATTCCACATATGATGGACACTATAGCAAGAACACTTTTCAAGCTACAGAGTTCATCATAGACGGTGGACACGGTGAAGGTTTTTGTATCGGAAACATATTGAAATATGCACAACGGTATGGAAAAAAGAACGGCAAGGACAAAAAGGACTTGTTAAAAGTTATACACTATGGTATAATAGCACTATATATTAATGAGATGGAGAATCTAAGTAATGAAACTAAGTGATAAAACGGTATCTGTATTGAAGAATTATTCTACAATAAATCAGAACCTAATGATTAAAGTGGGCAATACACTATCTACAATGTCTGCTATGAAGAATATTGTGGCAAAGGCTACAGTAAGTGAAACATTTGAGAAGGACGTTGCAATTTATGACTTGAATGAATTTCTTGCAGCCCTATCTTTATTTGAAAATCCAGATTTAGATTTTCAAGATAAATTTGTAATAATGAAAGATAAAACTAACAACGTATTAAAATACTGGTATAGTGATCCATCTGTTGTTACGGCAGTTAAAGATGAAATTAATATGCCTCCTGCTGAGATTAGTTTCAATCTTTCTGATAAAGTATTGTCTGACATTACAAAAGCAGCTGCTGTTATTGGTGTGCCAGACATGGTATTGCATAATGGCACTCTTAGAGTAACTGACAAGAAGAACGATACTGCAAATATGTTTTCTATGGAAGTTGATTATGATAAGATGGATCATGAAACACCTATTCCTGTAGATCATAAGTTTTGGTTCAAAGTTGAGAATTTGAAGTTGATGCCTGGAACTTACAATGTTGGTGTTTCTAAAAACAAAATTAGTAACTTCAAAAACACTCAGGTTGATATTGAATACTTTATTGCTCTAGAACCAGAATCATACTATGGTAAATAGGGAGAAATTATATTATGGAAGAATTTTTATGGGTAGAGAAATACCGCCCAACTGAAGTCGAATCGTGCGTACTCCCTAAAGAGTTAAAGAAGACTCTACTTGAGTTTGTGTCAGCTGGAGAACTTCCAAATGTCACTCTCTCTGGTGGGCCAGGCGTAGGAAAGACCACAGCTGCAAAAGCAATGCTTGAACAGATGGGTCTAACCTACATGATGATCAACGGTTCTGAGGAGTCAGGTATTGACATTCTCAGAACCAAGATCAAAAACTTTGCTTCCACTGTGTCTCTACATGGTGGTCGCAAATACTTGATTTTGGATGAGGCTGATTACCTTAATCCTCAATCAACACAGCCTGCGTTACGTGGGTTCATTGAAGAGTTTAGTTCAAATTGTGGATTTGTTCTAACTTGTAATTATCAAAATCGTATTATCCCTGCACTCATATCCAGATGTCCAACTTATGATTTCTCAATTCCAAAAGAAGAGAAACTAGAACTTTCTGGTGAGTTCTTCAAGAGTGCTTTGAAAATTCTCAAGAATGAGAATGTTGATTTTGAACCCAAGGCCGTTGCTGCTCTAGTACAGAAACACTTTCCTGACTGGCGAAGAGTTCTAAATGAGTTGCAAAGATATTCTGTTTCTGGAACTATTGACGCTGGTATCTTGGTAAATATAAAGAGTGACAACATAAATGAACTTATGAGTCACATGAAAAAAAAGGAGTTTACTGATGTTCGTGAATGGGTTGTCGATAATCTTGATAACGATCCTGTACGTTTGTTTCGTAACTTGTATGATAACCTGTATGATTGCGTGGATGGTGGCAGTATACCTCATGTCGTTGTTATATTGGGCGAGTACCAGTATAAGTCAGCGTTTGTCGCAGATCAAGAAATTAACACTCTCGCTTGTTTAACTGAGATAATGTCAAGGGCAAAATTCAAATGAGTGTGCATGTATTTGATAATGTGCTTCCTATAGAAGTAGCAAAAAAGATAGAGAAATTAGTAAAGAATCATAAATATGGTCCTGCATATAGTTTGCCATTATCTGGTCGTAGCTACTATCCATTTGAGTTACCAAAAGGACTAAAGTGGGGAGAATGGGAGCCTCAAGAGGGGCCTAATCGTCATTGGATGTCAAAACATGGTCAGGATGAAAAATCTTTAGAACATCTTGATCTAAAATGGATACATGATTTGTTTGATGATTTTCAAAAAAGTATTAATCTCAAATCAAAGTTTAGTATTGATAGTTATGGTGATGCTTATATAAACGTTCATAGTCATGGACAAGAGCCACATATTCATTATGATGGTAATAGGGGCAATATGACTTTATTATATTACCCTATTCTAAATTGGAACCAGTATCATTGGGGTGGTGGTACAACTATTTGGGAACCTTATATTGAAAATAGTGTAGATAGGATTGAAGAACTTGAAGTGCTAAAACATGTTACCAATAGAGGAAATAGAGTGGTTCTTTTTGACGCATGGCATTGGCATAAAGCTGAACCAGTTGCAAGAATTTGTCATAATATGAGATACACTATAACATATAAAACTGTTGCAAATGGTGGTAATAATGAGAGGTTAGATTTTTATAATGAGTGAATCTAAAATACACGTTTATGATAATGTTATGAATAATCATGATGCTCAGATGGTTAGTGATTTAATGTCTGACAAAGAATTTATGTGGCAGTACTACCATAAATCTGATAATAAACAGGATATATATCACTGGCATCGGCTTGCTGGAAAAACTGAAAAACAGATTACTGATAATGGATTTGAGTGGTTGATTCCTGTGTGGAATCACTTTATGTATAAAATTGATTTCAAATTAAAATATGGTATTGATACTTTTCGTAGAATATATTTTAATGCACATACATATGGCGTAGAACCTCGGCCTCATATTGATGATGGTGAGTTTACCATGATCTATTTTCCTCTTATGGATTGGAGAAAAGATTGGGGCGGCGGAACTGTAATATGGACAGAACACGATCAAGAGAAACAAGAACAACCAAAGGAAATTGAAAAACACGTTGCATACACTGGAAATAGATTGATGGTTTTTCCAGCAAAGAGATTGCATCAAGCAATGCCTGTGTCCAAGAACTGTTTCAAATTAAGAAGCTGTATTGTATTTAAGTGTTTTACTACAGAGGTGAATGATGCAAGACTCGATCACTACAAAGATTAAATTTCTTATTGCAATGGGTGCTGATAAGGTTCCTCATAGTGGTGGAACCTTGATAGAACATCTTATCGCTGTACATGATATTCTTGTTACAAATAATTCTCCTAACTATATTTGTGAAGCTGGTCTGTTTCATTCAATATATGGAACAACGTCTTTTCAACATAAGAGCACTGAAGATCGTGATATGATTCGAGAATTAATAGGAGAGGCAGCTGAACATTTGGTTTATGAGTTTTCTATCTTAGAAAGACCTAGAACATATTTTATTGGTGAGTTATCAGATGGTCAATTAAGACAAGATTTAACTCTTCTTAATGGTGCAAATGAAATGGAAATGAATAGGCGTCCAGTTCCCGAAATGGAGTTGGATGAAGCGTATGAAGGATTGTGGAATTATAATGGTGGAAGGCGTTCATGACTTATGAATTAAAAGACTACTTAAAAGCGATTAACCAAACAAAAGAACCTTTGATGGATAGTGGGGATAAAACGTGGGAAAAGAAATACCCGCCTTTTGTTGTGAATAAGTGTCTTATGCCGTTTCAAGATACTATATTATTTGTTAATGAGATAAATCAACTACCAAACATAGATAAAAAGTTACAGTTTGACTTTTTCCTAAATAGTCTAAGACCAAGGAAACGATTTAGTCCTTGGGCGAAGGCGACGAAATTAGCTAATCTAGAGTATGTTAAAGAGTATTATGGATATAATAATGAGAAGGCTAAGGCCGCTCTTGATGTACTAGATGATGAACAGATTTCTGCCATAAAACAAAGAACATATAAGGGTGGAAAAAATGGAAGAAGTTAGTTGGACACAGAAGGACATGTTAGAGGTTGTTTTGAAACAGCCCGATGATTTTCTGAAAGTAAGAGAGACACTATCACGAATTGGAGTTGCTTCACGTAAAGAAAAGAAATTATATCAATCCTGCCATATTTTACATAAGCAGGGTAAATATTATATTGTTCATTTTAAGGAACTATTCGCACTAGACGGTAAAAGTACTAATCTTTCTGAGAATGATATTGCAAGGAGAAATACAATTGTAAATCTTCTCAATGATTGGGGCTTGGTTGAAATTGTTGGTGTCGCAGAACCATCTGCACCTCTTAGTCAAATCAAAGTTATATCATTCAAAGATAAATCTGAGTGGTCGTTAGAGACTAAGTATAACATTGGCAAAAAACGGGAAACTTAATAGTGGAAAATTTCAAGTCTTTTATAACTGAGGAAGCTGTTGGAGATAAGATAACAGTTCTTATTTTAACAAACTCTAAATCAAAAAAACCAGAAGTTGTTACTGGTATGCTCTTAGCGGCCTGTTCAGACTTAGGATTGCCATGCTATAGGGTGGTAACAACTGAGGCATGGGTGTCTGATAACGATATCGAAAAGGGTATAGTTTCCATTAAAAATTATGATGGTGAAGAAAAAGATATTGAAGTTGAAACTGCATCGACTGTGGTGTTTGTGCGGGCTGGTGTTCTGCAAGATGAGATTGGTCTTGCATTACTAGGTACACTGCAAAATGCTGGTTGCATGATGATCAATGATCGTGATGGTATGTTGACATGTGATAATAAAATGTCATCCTATACATCGTTTGAACGAAACAATATCAACACTCCCCGTACATCACTGGTCAACAATGAAAAAAGTATTATTGATGCTCATGAACGTATCGGTGGTAAGTTTCCTGTCATTATCAAAACTTTGACAGGAACACAAGGTATCGGTGTTTCTAAGGTTGACAGTATGGAATCCATGATGAGTGTTATTCAGTCATTGTGGAAATTCAATGCGCCCCTTATCATTCAAGAATTTTTAAAAATAGAATTTGACGTTAGGACTATCGTTCTTAATGGTCGTATCGTTGCCTCAACTAAGAGAATTAAACCAGAAAAAGATTTTCGTTCCAATCGTCATATGGGCGCAAAGACAAAACCTTATACCTTGAGTAAAGATGAGAAGGCAGAAGTTCTTGCAGCTGCTAGAGCAACGGGTGCATACATGGTTGGTGTTGATCATGCAATTGTAAATAATGAAATTTATGTCTTAGAGTGTAATGGTTCGCCTGGTATGGGATCAGAGTTTCAAAACTACGATATGACTACGGTTCCACAAGAACCAACAAAAGAAAAAGATATCGTTAAATTAATGGTTGAGTATTTGCAAAATCCTGTACACAGAAGGTTTGATTTTAATCAAGAATCGGGTTATCATGAGACTGTAGAGATTGATGGATATGGACCAATAAGAGCTAAATTTGATACCGGCAATGGTACAAAGGCATCTATGTTAGTTGTTGATAAAGTAGAAGTGTCTGGTAAAACTGTTAAGTGGGAGAGAAAGGGTAAAAAATTCACCAGCAAATTACAGGGAATTTCAAAACCTACTCATATTGGTAAGATTACTGAACGGCCAATAGTATATATAAATGTAAAATTTAATAATATGATTTATACAGATGTTCCTATTGGACTTCAGCTAGAAGATGCTGCAAGTACATTTCTTATTAATAGAGATTTGTTGAAAAGATTTAAAGTTAGTGTCAATCCAAGTAGAAAATTTGTCTTATCTGATTGGTCAGAAAAAGGCGATGAAACAGACGAAATAGATTAATATACCCTTGACAAATAACTACAAAGGTGGTATAGTCTAACAATGGACTTTTACACTAATGTACTTCAATGGGGCAATCAACTTTTCGTTAGAGGAGTTGATAATGGCCTTCGTTTCAAGAAGAAGATTCGTTATGAACCTACACTTTTTGATCTTGTTTCACAACCCACTGGGTATAAGACCTTAGATGGTAAGCATGTAAAACCCAACAAGTTCGACTCTATTACAGAGGCGAAGGATTGGTATGATCTTCATAAGAAGCAAGGTCTTGTGTTTGGTAACACTCAATACAATTATTGCTACATTGGTGATGAGTTTCCTAACGATATTCCGTGGGATAAAGATCAGCTATGCATTGTGACGATTGATATTGAGGTTGAATGCGAGAACGGATTTCCAAATCCAAAAGATGCAGCAGAACCTATGCTGTCAATCACAATGAAGAACCACCAAAACAAAAAGATTATTGTTTGGGGTCTTCATGAGTTCCAAAACCATCGTGATGATGTGGACTATCGCTTGTGTAAGGATGAAGCAGACTTGCTATTTAAATTCCTTGACACTTGGTCTATGATTGAGCCAGACGTTATTACTGGCTGGAATACTGAGTTTTTTGATATTCCTTATCTGTGTAATCGAATTGCAAAAATTCTAGGTGGAGAGATGGTTGATAAATTATCTCCTTGGGGTAAGGTGCATGAACGTGAAGTATATCAGATGGGCCGTAAACAACAAGTCTATAATATTTACGGTGTTGCTGCACTAGATTTCTTTGATCTATATCGCAAGTTTACATATACAAACCAAGAACGATACACACTAGACCATATTGCATTTGTAGAGCTAGGTGAACGCAAAGACGGCAACCCATATGAAACTTTCAAAGAATGGTATCAGAAAGACTATCAATCGTTTATCGAATACAACATTCAAGACGTTGAGATTGTAGATAAACTAGAAGATAAGATGCGTCTTATTGAACTGTGTTTAACTATGGCGTATGATGGTAAGGTCAACTTTACTGATGTCCTTGGCTCTGTTCGTTATTGGGATATTGTAATATACAACTATCTACGAAAAAAGAATATTGTTATCCCACAAAAGACTGAACACAAAAAGGTAGAAAAGTTTGAAGGTGCGTATGTAAAAGACCCACAAGTTGGTATGCACAAATGGGTTATGTCTTTTGACTTGAACTCGCTATATCCTCACCTTATAATGCAGTATAACATTTCGCCTGAGACATTGGTGAATGGTGGTACTGATATGGTTGAGGGTATGGTTGATAAGATATTAGATGGTAAGATTAAAAATGATACAGAGTATTGTATGACTCCTAATGGTGCGTTTTTTCGTAAAGACGTTAGAGGGTTTTTGCCAGAATTAATGGAGAATATGTATAATGACCGTGTTAAATATAAAAAACTTATGCTCGAAGCTAAACAACAGTATGAGGACACTAATGACTCCTCAATACTCAAGAAAATATCAAGATACGATAACATCCAAATGGCAAAGAAGATTTCTCTTAATTCCGCTTATGGTGCAATTGGCAATAATTGGTTTAGGTATTTTGATTTGTTGGTTGCTACTGCAATTACGACTTCTGGGCAATTATCTATACGTTGGATTGAAAAAAGTCTCAACATTTATCTTAACAAAATCTTGGAAACCAAGCACGTGGATTACGTTATTGCAAGTGATACTGATTCAGTTTACATCACTTTTGACTCACTGGTTAATAGTGTCTTCAAAGAAGGAGCTGAGACTAGCAAAATCGTCACCTTCTTGGATAAGGTTGCAAAAGAGAAGTTGGAACCTTTTATTGACAAATCTTATCAAGCTCTTGCTAAAACTGTAAATGCATACGATCAAAAGATGTTTATGGCCAGAGAAGCAATTGCTGACAAGGGGATTTGGACTGCAAAGAAACGATATATCCTCAATGTTCATGATATGGAAGGTGTTCGATATAAGGAACCTCACTTAAAGATTATGGGTATTGAAGCAGTCAAGTCATCTACTCCTGCTCCTTGTAGAGAGAAGATCAAGGAAGCACTAAAGATTATAATGTCGGGTGATGAGAAAATGCTAAATACTTTCATAAAAGAGTTTAGGGACGAATTTATGAATCTACCACCAGAAGATATTGCATATCCAAGGTCAGTCAATGGACTAGAAAAGTTTTCTGGTGAGAGTACTCTATTTGCAAAGGGAGCTCCCATCCACTGTAAAGGAGCAATCCTATACAATCATCTGATCAAAAAGAAGAAACTAGAAAACAAATACCAATTGATACAAAACGGAGACAAGATACGTTTCCTTCATATGAGGCAGCCAAATATCTATTCCTCCTCTGCATTTTCTTTTATGACAGAAGTACCAAAGGAACTTGATATTTCTAATAAGATAGACTATGATATGCAGTATGAGAAATCATTCATTGAGCCACTCAAGGTGATCACTGAAAAGATTAACTGGTTAATAAGTTACGGCGCCCAATCTACACTAGAGGATTTCTTTTAATGATTTTAGAAAAACAAGATACATTTTATGTTGCTCATAAAGTAATGAACTACTTTAAAGATTTCAATCGTATCGATGATTATTTTCGTGCAAGAAAGATTGAACGAGTAAAGGATATGCCAGCTGGTCTGCCAGGTATGAGTATTGAAGATGAATTGTTTCAAGATTATAATATGCATCCAGAAGATATGGATTTCGAAGTTGTAAAAGTTCCAGGCGAAGTGTTTGACACTTTAATTGAGAAGACTGCTTCATTTTCTCCTGATGAAAATCCAGGCAAGGCATTGAAGCTTGTAGTTAAAGAAAAGAGTACGAACACTATTGTAGGTTTCATTCGATATGGTAGTCCACTGATTAATAGTAAACCTCGTAATGATTTCCTTGGTGGTGTGCCAGATTTAGATATATTCAATCATCGTGCAATCATGGGTTTTAATATTGTACCCGCACAACCATTTGGATTTAATTGTCTTGGTGGTAAATTACTTGCTGCCATCTGCTGTTCACACGACACTCGTAGAATGTTAAATGAGAAGTATAATAATGAGTTTTGTTTATTCGAAACCACATCTTTATATGGAAATCTGAAAACTGCAAATGGTGGAGCTTCGATGTATGACGGTATGCGGCCATATTTGAGATTCCAAGGTATGACGGAATCTAAATTTCTATTGACATTGGGGGAAGAAATCTATCCAGAGCTGAAAGATTGGTTTACTGAAAGAAATGGTGGTGAAGAGTTAGTTCCAGTTAAGACAGATAAGGGAATACCTACAGCAAGCAGAAAATTAAAGATGCAGACTAAGTTTGTATCTATTATTAAAAATAGTTTGAAAGAGTATGATGCTAAAGGGTATAAAATCTTTTGTGATGCTATTGCTAAGGCGAGTGATGTCACAACCAAAAAACGTTTCTTCATGAGTACATATGGATATTCCAATGCAAAGGATGTTCTGCTTGGTAAAACCGATACCTTGATAAAGGGTGATCAGTATGATAAATTTGAGATGGAGAATATCGTTAATTGGTGGAAGAAAAAAGCTATTAAACGATATAACAATATAGTTGCTGACGGAAGAATTAGAAAGGAGCTTGAGGTATGGAATGAAGATACCATGAATAAGATAGATATAATTCGATAAAATGTAAAAAAGTCCTTGACAAAGATATAAAATTAGTCTATACTCTATATAAGATGAGGAATTGTCCCCATCGAAAACTTGTGTTAAATGTTTGCCTAGGGTAAACCCAACACATTAAATCTCTCGAAAGGAGAAAAGATGACATATTACGCCTGTGAAGACGCCGAGACGTATTTCGGTAAAAGTGAAGTACCATGCAACAACGGAGACTTATCTGTCCTTTGGACAACAAACCCCAATATCAATACTCAGCAACGTGCTTATCAACGTGAAAAGGTCACTACTGAAGAATGGAAGCAGAACATAATGCTTACGGTTCTATTGAATACCTATGCTCGTATCCCAGAAGTCCATATTCGTGTTATAAAAACTGATGGTGGTTATTGCTATGAAATCATTGATGGTCAGCAGAGGATCACTTCAATCACTGATTACCTTGATGGTGATTATCCAATGCCTGAAGGATTAGTAGTAGATTTTTGTGATATCGGTGGAATGGTTGCTGGAGAACTCCTTGCCTCATACCCAAAAATCTATCAGCGCATCAAGGATTATCGTATCACTTGTAAGTGGTATGAAGATTTAACTGATCTTCAAACTGCTCACCTTTTTATCAATGTGCTTAACAACGTGAATGGTATGAGGCCACAAGAACTTCGTAATGCAATCCTTGGTTTTTATTCTGAGTATGTTCGTGATACTGCTCGTGGAAACGATGATCCTGCTGTAAAACTTGATCCCCATCTTTTATTTGAACGCTACACTGTTATAAAGAAGGGTGTAGAAAAGTCGTACTTGAAACACTTCTCTAGTAAGTTTACCTTGGGTGGACACATGGAAGTTGATGAGTGGTTATCTTCTCTTATCTACTTAGTAATAAATGGTTGGCGCTCTGGAATCACACAGGATGGTCATTATCTCTGGGCTGAGAAGGTTCAGTCTCCTAACGGTGATTATGTCGTTAAGTTTAAGGATAAGAAGAAGATTGAAGATATCCTTAATCTTGCTCTTGCTATATTGAAGGCTGTACCAGTAGAATATAAGGTAAAGTTGAATCCTATGACTTCACTGATGCTTGTATTGTATGCTGTTGAATCTCAAAATCGTGGATTTAATGTTGTACCAGAAAAGTATTCTCCAGCATTCTTTGATATCTATACTCGTTGGAGTGATACAACTACAAAGTTGTATATGAATGAAACGATGGATAATGGTAATCAGATGAAGGAGTTTAATGAACTCTTTAATGGTAAGAATGGTAATGCTATCAAAACCATCTTTAAGGTTCTTGATATAGAGTATCTTGAAAGTCCTTTGTTTCCTTCTCCAGAGAAGGAAGTTCAGATGGGTTTGATAAAACTTGATCCAAGGGTATCATTCACTCGTTCAGAAATCTTGAAGAAGTGGCAAGAACAGGGCGGTAAGTGTTTCTACACTGACGAACCTATTGTTGAAGATGACCTTGCTGGGGATCACTTTATCCCTCGCTCGTTCGGTGTTGCTCTTGGTGGTGTTACTGAATATTCCAATCTTGTAGTTTGCTCTAAGAGGATTAACATCAAGAAGTCGAATATGCATGGTGATGATTTCATGGAGATGCTTAAAACTAAAGAGGCCGCATGAAACTCTTTGACGATAAGAAGAAGGTGAAAACTGTTAGGGTGCTTGTGTACCCTAACATCACTTTTCAAGAAGACTTGGAGAAAGACAGTTACATCCAAGTCATTAAGAACCAGATTTTGCTATTGAATGAAATTCGTAGTGACCTCTGGTTCTACTTGATTCTTCCATGCTCAGTTCCATCTCTT